AATAAGGCACGTTTTGGTAACTGCTTTTGGCATCTAGAAAGGGATGTTATCCTTCGGTGTGCCTGAAGCAGAAGCTATTGCTCTGATGTTAGCTTGGTCATCATGCAAAGGACCGTAGGACTTGACATCATTACTGTCTTCGTATCCATTAGTACCCTTGCGAACCGCCAGCGTTGCTGACACCGGGATATTATGCAACTCTGCAGAGTCGCTAATCTTGACCTTGCCACACGCCCGAACAAGACCCGCCAATTGTCGTTGCGCAATGTCAACAGCGGTGGGATTCTTATTCTCAAGATTGAGATTATCAAAAATCTTTCGGCCCTTTGAAGGCCCATCAACTATCGATAATTCTAAATGTAGATACCGTCCGTCTCCCGCTTTCGTATTTCTGAATTCGGAGGCATCACAAATGACCGGGTAACTGCCCGGAGGAATTGGAGCAAACGAATTATCCTGCTCCACAACTTGACTACTATCGAACATAAGTTCCATATTATTTACCTGTTTTTACCTGTTTTTTTTGGGCAATAGTGCCATCCGCCCTCGCCGATGCGACTGCGGAGATGAAAGCATCCCACTCTAGTGGGAGACTTTCGGGCAAAGTCATTCGTGACTTCGCCATAAACGTAGGTTGCTCTCCAAAGTGGATTAACCTACGGTTAGTCGTGATCGCTTTATACTCCGGGGTTCCAAACTTATCCCCAATCTTGGAAGTTAATATCTCTGGTGCAACATAACCTAAAACATCCACCCACTCACGGATCAAAGATCGTGAGTGTTTATTAAGCTTCAAGTCGTGACGGTCAAAGCTGTTGTCTACCATCGGGTCTTCAAAACGGACAACCTGAGAGTGGCTGATAAGGACTATGTTCAGTCCCAGTTCACGCAGTTTGTCCATCATGTTTAGAAACTCTGTCCAATACTTCAGGACCATGACGTACCCCTTGCCATATCCGGGTTGTTCGATTGTGGTCCAACCGTTATCTTTACACGCAGCGTTAAATATTTTGCGTTCCAGCCAATCGATCGAATCAACAATCAAAGTGTCAACACCTAGTTCTTTATAGTTCTTAAACGTGTACCGTCCGGCATCCATAACGTCAGCAAAAGATGCATCAACTAGATCGATTGACTTACAATCAATCTCATTCAGTCCACCCTCCATGTCAAAAAACAGTCCATGCTTTGCCCAAGTGGATTTGCCACACCCATCCGATCCGTAGATGCAGATGCGTATCGGCTTTACTTTCTTGCCATTTACTATTGTGAAGTCCATTTTGTATCCTCCACTTGTTCTATTAGAAGTTCCCTTTCCTCACACGCATACGATGGAGGGTCTACTTGGGTGTCTTTATTCTTTTCCTCCACATATAGCGTGGGGATGTGAGAGAGGGAGAGGGTGTGCAGCTTCTCGAACACGATCTTAAACTTTTTATCCTGTTCTACAAACTGCATTTCCATACGCTTTTCCAAAGCAGCTACTTTGGATTTTTGTGTATTACGTTTCCGCTCTTCCTTTGAAGGTTCTTCCCAGACTTCCATCCCGGCAGCAAGCATTGCCTTCCGAGTGTTCTTGATAGTGCTTGGACTTATCCCAAACTCAAGTTCTTTTCCGCAAAGGCGGGCGATCTTCTCCGGCGTTTTCCCATTGAGGATTTCGATATTCTCCCGCAGATATTTATCCAGATGATAACTCTGCGTTTTATTAATTCGTATTTTCTTCATAGTCTCTCCTATTTGACTAATGGGTTTAACTCCGACTGAGTAACTGCGTAACAATTACCGTATCCGAAGTTTTTTATATTACCTTCATGAAGAAGGTCTTCTGCCCAGACTTCTCCAACAACGGAGTAGCTGGGAAATTCGCCAACCACCAGAACATATTTGTCTGGCGGCTTCTTGATCTTCCTAAGAGTGGCGAGTAGGTGTCCATTCCTGTATTTTGTAGACTTAACATCCACTCTTACGCCAAGGCGTGAGACACAGTCGTATGCTGGCATCTCAGGTGGGTCTGTTTCCATGTCTACATATAAATTCATCAGCTTGCAGTAGGCTATTTCCGCAGCCATTCCTTCCAGATCGACAGTCTCATTACTGTCTGAGCCGATCTTTAAATCAACAACGTTGTTGATACGATTAGTTTCGTAGCGAGATTTTGCTAGGAACTTAGCGAGCCGCTGCTCGTTTTCATTCAAACTAATTTCGTGCATTAAATCACTCTGAATGTGCGAGAGGATGAAACTTTGTCGTACTTAGATGTATCTTCGTACTTCGATAATGCTGCTTCCATAGCTTTGTTATCTTTGCCATTTCTGGAAGAGTTTTTCCAAGTGACAAGATTATCTCCTGTTGAATTAACTAACTGCGTGTGATCCTTCATATGCGACATCAGTTCCGTGGCCATACGCTCCCGCTCCGCCTTCTTGTCTTTCGCTTCCTTATCCATTTTCTTGATAGCAGCATGAAGCTGCGTAGTGAAGGGGGTTGCAAGCAAAGCGGCATCGGCAGTCCCTTCTGGGAACTGTAGCAACGCCTCCTCACTGCTCTGTGGAGGGGGTGTCTCCCCGCCAATCACATAGTCATACCAGAACTTTTTCTCCGCTTGAATCAATTCCTTGATGCGTGTTTCGTTGCGTTCTATTTCGTAGATACGCATCTTATTTCCACCAATTAGCACGGCGCAATATGCTTTCTCGTATCCGCTGATGTATAGATAGTGGAGGATTTGATAGTAGTACGAGGGAGGAATCTCCTCAGTAAATTCCCTACCCCAAGCTTTGTTATTAAACTCTGAAGTAGTCTTAACTTCCAGCAGCCAAGGCTTGCCAACTATCTTTGCATCCAAATGTCCGTGAGCAATTGGCCATTCTTTTGAACGGAATGTGCGGTTGAGCATTTGAATTTTAAGTCCCATCCGCTTTGCGAACTGATCAGCTACAGTTCTTTCATGTGCCATACCCCAAAGCACCACTTCCTTGCCGGAGATGTCTTCCGATGGAATATCCCCCCGCTTAACTGCTACTCTGTTAGTTGCATTTTCAAAAGTGTTCACTCCCATACAAATCCCTGCATCACTCCCGGTCATTCCTGACTGTCTCAGTGCCTGATTCTGTTCTGGCTTCATTTGTCTCTCCCCAAGAGTTGCTTGACATAGGAAAAGAAGGCTCTCCGTGCAGCCTTATTCCTCCCATTCTTTGCTTGCCGAATTGATGCAAGCAGTTCGTAATTCTTCCGCTCTTCTGCGGCCCTATCCATAGTCATTCCCATATTTTTCCCTTCTCCGTAAGGTTATAATTTAAATGCCGCCCCAGAGAATTAGACATTTCCTGCCTAATTCTTAAAGCCTCCTTGCCTTTGGCGATCCTTACACCCCGCATTCTCGCAGCGGCGTGATGTTCATCGGCACTGAGCCGATGGCTCCCTTCGACTAACATATCTACTAACTCCATTTGTTACCTAACTTGATCATTGGCTTTTCACTCCAGAACTTCTTAGCGACTATCTCGCAGATAGTCTTGTCTTCTGGTTTTAAAATATCCCCTATTGATTTTATGCAGTTATCCAAGTCAGGCTTGCTCTGGTGGCTGCGGCCTAACATTTCTTTTTTCTTTTTCTTGCTCCAACTCTTAGGCATAGCGATATGGAATTCCATGTGTACCTCATCACCCAATTCAAACCCCTTCTCAGCGGCGGCAGCTTTTAAGTCATCTGAAAAGGCCCAGTAGCGAACACAGCATTTACGTTTAGCCCATCTATCCCTAACCGTCATACGAGGCTTCGGAACTACTGCTAGTTCGCAAACAAAAAGGGCGTGGTTATAATTCATCAGCTTCCGATGCTGCGATATCATCCATGATATCAAGTTCATAACCATGCCCGTAAGCTGTGTCCCTCGCCCAAGCAACCTGATTACCGATATTGTTGAGTTGGAAAGGTACGTTTACAGACGGTGTACGTCCGTCTAGTTGCGGGGTGAGGACTGTAACTGTACCGCCCGAATTTAAATAATCTGCAATCTTTTTTTTGTGCGGAGAAGTGTCGATAGATGTGACTGTGTCTACCTCTCCTGTCTTAGTCTCAGTTGCGTGCGGGGAAACCCACCACTTAGGGGGTTTTGTAGGAGGAGAAGATAACGCTCTGACCTTT